GAATCCATTATTCAAGGTGCCTCCCTTCGCTAGACTCAACCGGGGGGATGTCTGCGGGAAGTACATCCTTAACTTTACTGAACAGTTTGCTCGCCCTGGCCGATGCCAGAACGGTTGCGCTCATGGTCCCACAGGCCGACAGGAAGCCCCAGGCCAGCGCCACAGACACCGATCCCGTTGCTGCCAACTGGTATAGCCCAACCGTAGACCAAGTGGCAAAGAAGCTCACGAAGGCAATCACGCCGAGTTGCAGATACTTCTCAACATCGCCCAGCGGCTTGAATTCGAGCAGGCCCATAGCCTAGTTCTTGGTTCCAATTGGTCCAGTCGTGATGATGCGCAGTCCGATGTTGGCCACCGCTACGACAGCGCCATAGACCGTGGCGCCTAGACCACTCAGCCCGATGTCGGCGGCGCCAGTCGCCTGCAAGACAGGTAGAATCGCCAGCCCGATGTTTACCAGAAGTGTACGCCAGCCTTTCATAGAACCTCCTTATGCCCACCAGCCGAGCCATGTCATCATGCCGACTGTCCAGCCGGTTCCCTTGCTAATCAAGTCCAAAATGCCCTTCTGCACTCCATTGCGCTTGCACTGCAGATCCCGTTCCTCAACGATAAAAATGACCGCCACGCCTGCCGGAATCAGCAGTAGTGGAGCCAACATAAAAAAACCCGGTCCCAGGCCTATAGCTTGCCCGATGTAGGCAACTCCCTGCGGCACCGCGGCATACAAGACAAAGTGCCCAAAGAATCGGAGCTCCCCGCGCAACTTGTCAAGGTTCCCGGTCATGGCCTAACTTGTGCGCCTCATGAAGCCTATCGCAAACCCAGCAGCGCCGGCTAACCGTTTCCGGGGAATCCCAATAGTTCCAGTCATGGCCGATTAGCCAGCAGGCCAACCGCTTCAACCTGCGCCGCTGTGAGACGATCAGGAACGCCCGCAGTTTCCGCAGTGCATCCGTTGGCAACCATAGCATATAACCACTTGATTCTACGCTTTCTCGGCAAATGGTTCCGAAAGGAACCACGGGACTGTCAGAATGGTTCCTGGCGGAACCTTTATGCTGGCGTGTATCGCGTTAGTCCCTCAACTAGGCAGTCATAGTAGTCGAGGTAAAGGGTGCCATCTGCCCAACAATCTGCGAAGCCGTTTACTCTGACGGTCAGATCCGCATGGTCAAAACTTGTTATAGTCGCCACAAGAGCATCGTCCAAATAGAAGCGCAAGTCCGTGCTGCCCTCAGTATGCTGGATATTCAGCAAGTGCCAATTGGAATCGAGTGCGAGTCCAGTATTAACTTCATGCAGAACGTTGCTATCGTCAAACCAGCGCGCCCACCAAGTTGTATCAGGGTTGTTGCTGTTGTGGCTGAGATGAAACCCAGGAGTATCATTTGTGGCTGGAGTTGAACTGGTGTACATAGCGCCAATTTGGAAAACTCTCTCTCCTGAAGGAGATGTATCCGGCTCAAGACGGAATACCCAGCGCAGAGAGAATGTTTTATTCGGCGGGAACCCCGCTCCGAGTCCAAGATGCAATGCCGCCCGGTCGCTTGACGCTCCCGCAGTCAGTAGCATTAGAACGCCAGGATGGTTCTCATCATCATCAATAATCCCATTTTGTGGCAGTGCGTCGCCATTGGGAGCATTGTGCGCAGTATCGGCAAGCACCCAGCCTAACTCACCGATAGAATGATGTCGTGCCGTAGAATCGTATGTGGAGCTGCCCCCGCCCAGGAAGTCATCAAAGACGTAGCTTTGCGTAAGCGCGTTTGGCGGATAGGTTGTGGCCGCTCCACCGCCGCGAATTATGGAGTATGCCTTAGTCGTCATGGTAGATCGTCCCTTGCGCGCAGCAGAACGGTTTCTCCGTCCGCCAGAGTTATCGAAGCGTCCCCGCCAATCAGTGAGCCGCCTACCACGTCAACCGTGAGCGTATTAGCTCCCGTGCCGCTGTTCTCAATCACCACTTCAATGCCTGGCATCGTAGACGGGTCGAGTGCGTGAATCGTGAACCCGCCGGCCGTCGTGTTCCCTCGCACATAGCGGTCCAGCAAGGTCAGATAGGTTTCCGTCGTAACCTCCCGCCCCTCATCCGCCTTGCCGAAAAGATAAATCTCGCGGTATGGAGAACTGTTCTCATCCGCCTCCACTCCCTCCGCATTGACGGCTATGGCGTAGATCAGATATTGGTCCCCTGCGAGGTTGGACGGGAAGTCTACCTTCAGATTGACGAAAGTATCCTCTTTTTCGGCAACAATCGGGTCGGTATCGTGCTGCAAGAACGGGAATAAATCAGTGATGATGAAAACGCTCGTATCGTCCGGGGTAACTTCCCACTCGCCTTCAATGTAGATTCTGTCAAGATCACTGGCCGGCGAGGCATCCCCGGTATTGCCAGAGATCAGTGCCTTGGTTCCGGCGCCAGTCCCCGCAATGATTCGCAGGACAAAACCGATTAGCGAATCAGCTCCCCCGCCGATGTTCGGGTCGGCATCGCCGAGTTCCTGCCCGCCTTCCCCAAAGCCCGTATCGGCGATATAGTTCCGGCCCTCAGCATCAACTCCAACCTCCGTCGCCTTCGTTCGGACAACCACCACGGCGCCGGGGACAAAGCCATAATCAGCCGGATTTTGCTGGCCTGAGGTCAGCGTTACCGTGTCCGCGGTATTCGATTCGATCAGGAAATCGGCAAGAGGCATTCCGCCGTCCGTAATGAATTCCAGTGGCAGATCCTTTGCCCCCACCAGACTGATAAACCGGCCCGCCAGTCCATTGGTTGTCCAGGGGAAGTCAGGATCCACTCCCAGAGTTACGCTCCACTGCGTAGGCGGCGAGTCCACGGCCTGCACGGACACTACCTGCCCGCCCCAGATTCCCAAGCTGATAGCTCGGTAGGCTTTCAGTCGCAACCGATGGAATCTCTGATCCGGTGCTCCGCGCAGATGTTCAAAGTACCCATTCGGAGTTAGGGATGGAGTATTGAAGCCCTTGAACGTGATGCTGGTTGGCTGCGCTTCCGGCCCGGTAATGGACACCTGCGCGCCCGTAAAGCCAGAATACCCGAATGCCCCGGGCTGCGTGGATAGCCGATATTTGTCCGTTCCGAAAACGATATGCCATGCCGTTGTGCTGGTATGCCAGCGCAAGTCCGTGATCGTAACCGTATTCGTATTCACGGCAGGGGAAACTTCTGGAATATCCACCACGGCCACTTCTGACAGTGCCGTTACGCGCACCAGCGAATATTCTGGCGGGGAGCCTGGGAACTGCGCTTCCTCCGCCACCACGCCAATGTAGTAGCGCTGCCCGCCAACAATGAATCCGCCAGTATCGGCCGTTGTCGCCGCCAGCGTCTTGGTCCTTGCCCGGGAGATGACTTGCGAAAAAATGTTCTGGGGGACAAAACCTGCAATGCGTATCTGCGGAACAATCTGCCCTGCAGCGTTTAGCTGGTACTGCTGGGTCAATCCGAAGCCGTAATCGGTGCGCTCGCGCATGGTTAGTACATCGGACTGCGGGCGCGATACCATCGCCGGACTCCAGCCGAAAGGAATCTTGCGATTCAGCAAGTCCAGTAAATCAGGGTCAATCAGATTCCCGTATTCGTCCACGGCAAACCCATATACGTCCACCTCGGTCTGCACCAGTTGCAGTGAGATTACCAGTGCTCCGTCTTTCTGTTCCAATCCACATTCGGCCACTTCAAAGGTTTCCAGCGCCCAACCGTAGCGCGAGTGCGTAAACTCCAGCACATCGCCGGGCTGGAGTTCATAGGCCCGCATGGTGCATATGAGCGACATGGATACCTGCCGCCTGTTCCGCTCCAGATCAATTCGCGCAATGCGCTGCGCCGCCGTAGCGGTAGTGGTGAACGGCAGGAACACGTCCTTCCATGCCCGTGTTCCACCGTCGGCAGCCAGATAGGTTTCGCCCAACACGGCTGGGAAGTCTGTCTCAATCCACCCATGCGCTTCGGAGGGGAATGTTCCCTTGATGCCATTCACCAGGTCGCGCTTGCTACGCTTGCTCTGCACCTGCATGGGGCCGACAACATCCGCATCGGTCAATTCCATTACCGGAAGGCGATAGGCGCCCGGGATGATATGCCATTCGCCGCCAACGTTGGTAACGTGGCCGGCCATTGCATTGGCCATCTGCGTCAGAATTTCGCCAGGCTTTTCCGACGTCTCAAATGTGCCGTTGATCGTGTACCGCTTCTCGGACTGGTAGGGGCTGGCAACAATCTCCACGTCCTCATCGCAGACGTTCGCAGCGGCGATCAGGACATTCTCGCGGACGCTGGCATAGGGAACCCCCAGACCGATCCACGGGTCAATCAGATAGTCGGCAATTACCAAGGCGGCATTGTTGCTGTAGGCCAGCTTGAAAATCTGCCCCCCAGATGTGTAGCTGACCGTAGCTCCAGCACTCCCTTGCAATGAAAAGTAATCCGCGTCAATGTAGTCAATTCCCCAAGTCCCGGCAACACCAGAGACACCCAACAGCCGGATGGATTCCCCGCCTACAAATCCATGCGCTGTGGCCTTGATGATTACATCCGATTCCGGGGAGGTTCCCTGCACGCTCTCCACCGTTAGGGGCGAATCGGTGCGCGGATCAAATACCAGTTTCCCGCGAACATGAAACGTGATATTCGGAATTCCGCCGGGGAATAGCTTCTCGTCGAAGTTCACCCGGACGTATGCCGCCGCACACCCCCGCTGCCGATGGCTTGTAGTCCAAGGAGTTATCCCTGTCATATACGTAGCTAAGGACAGATCGCCGTCATAACCGAGTTTGGACTGGTAAAACAGCTTGTTGCGGTAGGGGCCCGCGCCGAGGCCGGTGGTCATGTCGATGTCTGGAAACTCATCATCGAATTGCAGGCGGTAGATTGTGTCAATGGCGTGTCCGGAGAGAGTGATAATCAGTTGATTCTGATCGGTGGGAGCAACGCGCAGCCCGCTGGCATGGCCAAAGGTCAGGATGCCGCCGACGCGCGTATCGCCGTAGATAACGCGCTGCGGGGAGGCGGACTGGCGGATCGTCTTCAGCCGTCCATTGGCATCATTGAGCAGCGAGCCGGAAAGAGGCTTGCGAAGAGTCTCTACGATTCCACCCAATGTTAAGGAGGCTCCAAGCGATGCCACTAGCGTCGTACTGAGCAGCTCCACGCCAAATGCGCCAGCAGGAGGAATGAAGATTGATGCAACAATGAGCCCAACGCCCGCGGCGATTTTTAGCCAGCCCCAGCCCATTAGCCTACCCTCCACGCGCCATCGCAGGATAGTACCGGCACTCGGATTAGCCCATCTTCGCCGGGGAACAGTGCGCGCATTCCGTCAAGGCTCACGATGCCATAGTTGTCGGACACATTGACGATATCACCGCGCCGCGCCAGCTTGATTCCCACCGCCTGCAACGATGCCAGGTTATCCGTGCTGATGGATTCGCCGGTAATAGTTCGCACCGCTTCCGAGACAAAGTCCGCTTGATCCGGCACGCTCATGCGCTCCCGGCAGAATTGATTCAAGCGAACTTCCCAATCGGCATATCGTCTCATTGTCTGCTAACCAGTCTTGGTGAAATCGGCACGTTTTCACGCTGCGGGCCAAATGGCAAGTCAAACTCTTGAAGCTGCTCCACAAACTCAAAGCCCAGATCGCCAGGGAATCGAATCTGCTGAAAGTCATGTGTAAATCGGCTTTCATTGGCAATCTGGAGGCGGAGCAGATCGCTCTCCGCCGATATCTCCATCGTGCAGGTATCGCCGGATTCGATCATGTTGACCTCATCCGTCAAGCCACTAAACGCCAGAAACGGATCAACCACAATCGCGCCAGCATCGGTCAGTGCCGCCAGATAGACCTTCAGGGAAAGGCCCTGCACGGCATCAGTCAGAGCCATCGTTACATCGTCCGCGGAGATATTCGAGATGGTCAGCTTAATGCCCGTGGCGCGAATCTCCCGCGTCTCGCCAATAGGGGAGAGTCCAACCACGTCCCCCACGCCAATCCATTCATTCACAGGACTGCCGCTCCAGAAAAGAGAGCCGATTCCCGTAGCCAGCCGCACGGTTTCAATGGAAGTGGTCAATTCAATCAGGAATACCGGACGGAGCACGGTATCTGAAAGTGCCGTGAGAAGTGTTGGTTCAAGGTCGCGCGCCATTCCTAGAAAGCCTCCCGCGCGCTGAATCGCAGGCCATACATCCGCGCCACATCAACATTCCACTCGCGGGCATCCTCCGCCAGCCGAAACACCCCTTTTGGACTGGATACTACCACTGAAGAACCGTTTGACGGCGACTCGCGCAGTCTTGGAAAGATTTCCACGCTACCCGCAGCCGGCGCCGCAATCAGAACCTTGTGCAACCGCGAGGTTGAACCACTGCCCAGCTGGATCCAATCCCCTGCCGCGAAGCTGCCCGTGCCAGCCAGCGTTATCGTAGTACCCGACTGGGCTGCTCCATTCACCGTTACCCCGGCAGCCGTTCCCAGGGCCGTCCTGGCGTTCTTTTCGGGGCCTAGGTAGAAGGTTCCCACCGTCCCGCGCAGTGCGGTAATAAAGGCCAGCCAAGCCTCCGCCGTTGCCCGGACCATTGGCGGCAGAACCAAGTCAGCTTCCCACCACTCGCCGTTCCATTGCGTGATCTGCGTTTGCCCGGTAAATTCAGAGGTAGCCTGCCCATTGATGTTGACGGGACGGAAAGTCAGTTCTCGGAAGCCCGGAGCGCTTGGCAAGGTGAGTGGATAGCTAATGGCCATTAGGCTGTCCTCAGTTTCAGTTCTTGCGCGGTGCGCAGCGAGCGCATTACGGCACGGTCCTCAACGTCGCGAAGTGCGCGGCGAATTTCTTCCCCGATACCAGCCGAGGCGCCGCGCGCGTCAATGTTGTATTGGATGACGGTCTGCGTGCCTCCCCCGCCGATGGCATCGTTGGGGATGACGGTTCCGGCTGTCTTGGGAACGAATATCTCAGGCCCGCGCTCACCAACCATGAATCGCTCGCCCGGTTGGACGGGACCGCCTTCAGCTCTAAAACCACTCAGGAATTGTCCAAAGCTCTCTGTCCCCAATCCATTAGCGGCCGGCACAGCAAGTGCCGAACCGCCGCCAGACAGCGCCGAGATTCCAATATTCAATGCACCACTCAGCCAGCTTGTAAGCGGAGCCGTAACAGAGTTTCGCAGGATCGTCGCAGCGATGTCGTCCAGAATGCCGATAGCCAGCTTGCCGAAGCCTTCCCACTTCTTCATGGCATCTTCAATCCCGCTGGAGATGGCCACGCCGATTTGCTCAAAGCCGTTCTTTAGTTTGTCTTGATTGGAGAACTTGTCGAGTTGCAGTTGTGCGGTTTCCAGTTCCTTCTGCTGGAGTTTGGTAAACTCCTGGCCCGCGGAGATGATGGCTTCACGCTGCGCACTGAGCATTGTCAACCGCGCCGTCAATTCGCGCTCGGTCCCGCGTTCTGCTGCCAGTCCAGATTCGTCATAGGCTTTCTTGGCAGCATCCGCGATGCCCTGCAATTCAAACTTTGACTTGAGCCCCAACTCCGCAAATACCTTATCGACGTTCTGCACCACTTCTACTTCGGGGATCGTGATAACAAAGTTTTCCGGGTTGAGCGCCGCCATATCAGCCATCGCAGCGGCAGCATCTTCATAAGCCACAGTTAACGCATTCAGGCCGGAGATCGCATCGGCTTCAATTGTTGGGGCAGCCGCCAACTTAAAGCGCATCTCAATCTGCGCTCGCATGGCCTCAGTCAACCGCTCCCGCGCGGTCAATTCAAAACCTAGCTGGCGGGCCTGATTCGCTAAGGCCAGCATTCCATCGGATACTGCCAAACCATGCCGCCGCTGCGCATCGACTGCCTCGATTATCTTCTCGCCATACACATCGAGAATCCCGGCACTTGAGCCAATGGCTTTGGTAAGCGATTGGATCTCCTTCTCCAGTTCATCGGCAGGATTAAGCGTGTTTTGGAATGATTCAGCGAGTGATTCCAGCTTCTTTTGTGCGCCGTTATCCACCAGTTCAGGCAGTTCAGTGGAAACCTTTCTGGCCACTGGGGGGAGTTTTGGGGCGGCACGGTTGCCAATCAGCACATCAAAAGCATCAAGTTGTTTGCCTAGCTTTACCTGGGCTTCCTTCAGCGAAGATTCCGCCTCTTTAATCTGCTTGTCGAGATTGGGCAGCAGAAGAAAACCACCGGGAGCTCCCAGCGCCATAACGCGCAGCGTCTTTAGATAGGCATTCTCGAATGACCGGAGCGTTACCACAGCCCCGTCGAATGCCACACCCGCGGCACCAATCTCAATGACAACGCCTTGGAAGAAATCAGTAAATAGTTGCGCCACTCGTGAAATCAGGGAGGATGACTTGATCCATTCGAGTGTGCTTTCTGTTAGGGCGGTGAGGCGTGGCAGCATCTCCTTGGAAATGGCCAGACCAACCCCGGATACGGTTGACCGGATGCTCTTTAGATTGTCATTGAACTGCTCGGCCTGTTTGGCCGTATTCCCGCCGATCACGAGCCCAAGCGCCTTTGCTTCCTCGACCGAGCGACGAATTCCTTCGTTGCCCTGATTCAGCAATGGCACCAAATCCTGATAGGCGCGTCCAAAAAGGTCGAACCCCACCTTGGCCTTGCGCGCTCCGTCTGGAATCGCGGCGAATCCACCGGCAACCTTTGCAAATACTTCGTCAACCGGCAGTGTACGCAGTTCCGCAAGGCTCACACCAACATCGGTAAATGCCGCAGCCAGTTTCTTGTTGCCCGACTGAGCCTCTGCAATGTTTCGTCCGAATCGGCCCAAGCTGGTTACCAGCGACTCCATTGACACATCGGAGAGTTCCGCGGCGTGAGCCAATGCACTGAAACTCTCAACGCTGACCTGAGCCTTTTGCGCAGCCTTGCCCATTGCATCGGCTACATCAATGGAATTCGCTACCAGCCTCGGTAGAGAGGTCGCCGCCTGTACCCCGATCCGCGCTACGCTGGCAGCGACGTTAGTCATGATGTTGCCGACAGCTACGCCAAATGCAGTAGACTTGGTGCGCGAACGGTCCAGCCCCTGAACGAATTTCGCATAGTTCAGGTCCAAGGAGACAAACAGCCCGCCAATCTTGGAGGCAGCCATTGCTAGATGTTCTCCTTTGCTACGCGCTCAATGCCGGCGCCAGCTTCCTTTGCAAATGTGTCCAGCAACTCGTTTTGCGTAGCGTTCCACGCTGGCCGGACAAATGGATGTGGCCGCACAAATGACTTCCCAAATTCCGTCTCGTGCGGCACGATTCGCTTCTTGTGCGTGTTCTTTCCCCGTCGGGGATACTCATGCCCAGCCTCAACGGCCAGCGCGTAAGGGTATCCTTCCCCCGGGAACTTCTTTGATACGCGCGTGGCCGCGGCCCATACTTTCAGGCCAATGCCATGCTTCTTGCGCTTGGCAGCCCGCACTGTGATCCGCTTCTTGAGTTCTCCGCTATCTACTGGCGTCTTAGCTTTCACTGCCACTTGTAGGGTCTTGGCAGTCTTACGCCATGCCGAGCGCAGAACTTTCTTTTCCACCTTGTCGGGCAACTCGGCAAGTTTTCGGCGGAGTTCCGGCAAGCCACGAATCGCGTTGAATGTGCTACTCATCTGGAGTCCCCGGATAACCCATTAGCAGCTTGAAGGCTTCGATTTGATCCTCTTCGGAGGATTGCGGTTCGCAATCTCTGAGGTTGGAGAAAAAGTCCCACGGCTGAAACATAGCGGGATGTTTATTGGAATCTCTATGGCAGTTGGCCAGCATGGATACAATCATGCCGGCGCGCCAGTCCTGCCGCTTCTGTTCATCGTGCCAGCGGTCGGCCAGTGATTTATACTCAGCCCAGGTTAGTGTGTTCGTCTCTGCCTCGGAGAGTCCGAGATTGTAGCGGCAGAAACTCCACCACTCAAGCCTGCTGAGTCCTCCGATAAAGGGCTGTGGTTGCCCTCCGCGAAGAAATCATTCATTACCGTCAGGCACTTCTCAAACACTTCGGCAACCCGGGAGGTTGGCAGAAGTTCGCCAGCCTGCTCCAGCGTGAGCGTCTTGTCATCCTGCCGCAAGCAGGCCCATAGCAGCGCGCGCATCGTGCGGAACCCCGGAAACTGCCCAGCCTTCAGCGTTTCGAGAAACTGCGCCAGAAAGGTTCCGCCCGATTGCCCCGGCTCGCATAGCGCCTCTTCTAACCATGCGAGCGAGTTGACGTTGAATCGGAGATTGCGAGGCTTGTCTAATGTGATTTGCATTCCGTCTCCTACGACCACGTCGGGGAGCCAGTGGATTTCAGCGTGAACTCGCAAGTCATCTGGCCCTCAATCGGGGTCAAAACCTGCCAGTCCATGACGCGGGAGGCGAAGGTTACCGTCTGCGCCGCGGTGGTGGGCAGCACGATCTGGAAGTTCTTTGTGGTGCCCGCTTCCATCTGCGTCTGCAGCGCCATGAGCGCCGTGTTGCCACTGGATCCCGCCTTGTTCCAGTTGGCCCGCACGGTGAGCGTCTTGGCGGTAATCAGCCCGGAAAGCGTCTCCCGCCAGTAGCCCGTCGTGTCGTGATTCGTTACGTCCACTTCATCCGGCGTGCCGCCCGGCGTTCCGCTGATTTCCAGAATCTCCGGGATGGTGGTGAAGGTTTCCGGCGATCCGGCGTCGCCCACCTTGAGTAGCGTGCCTTTCCCTAGCTTTGCCTGTGTTGCCATTGTGTTGCCTCCTTTGAGTTATGGTGAGCTTTCCGCG